CCTACCACCTTCCAGCCAAAGATCCCGCCATGGGATCTAGGCTTATTTTTTTTTTTTCGCAAGATAAACCAGCCCTATATTGAAGATCCTACGAAAGGAAAGACTATGCTCTACATCGCCCTCTGCCTTGTCACCATCCTCAGCATCTTCTTTGCCGTTGCTCACGAAGAGCAGAAGCACACCTCCTACACTCTTAGGAACCGTGTGTGGAAGCTCGAGAATGAGAACGCAAAGCTGCGCGCTGAGCTGATGACTGACGAAGAGTGGGACGCGATGGTGGAACAGGCTCTCGCCGTTTCCCGTTGATCCAAGTTCTATACCCCAACATGGGGTATAGGCTTTCCGCGAGAAAAACCATGCCTTATATGAGACCCCTCTATTTGAAAGGAAACACTCATGACTGAGACCACCGACACCTCCGTTGAGACCAACGAGAAGATCGTCGAGTTCAAGTTCAACAAGGACGCTCTCATCGCCGCTACCAAGCGCAACTCCAAGAAGTTGATTGCTGGTGCCGCTGTTATCGCAGCTGGTGCCGCACTCAGCGTCATGGCGTTCCGCTCGGTTCCGGACGTTGACGAGCCCGAAGAGCTTGAGCACGACGACCTCGATGAGCTCGACGAGATCGAAGCCTCTGAAGAGACCGACTGAGACCTCATCCTATATCCCTAACCTGGGATATAGGCTTTTCTAAGGAGCACATATGGAATTCGGACAGTGGCTTGGTATCTATGGCCTACTACTGCTTATCTGGCTTGAGCTTCGTGATATTCGAAAGAAGATGAAGTAGCCCGCGAGAAAAACCGGTCCTATATTGAAACCCCTCCGTTTGAAAGGACCACCCTCATGACTCGCATCGTCGTTTCTGTCATCAAGAGCGCTGTTTTCATCCTCGGAATTGTTCTCGCCTCCTGCTTTATTGGCAGGGGTGCGAACTCCCGGATGAAGCACGTTGTTGGTGTTCAGCAGCGCTTCATCGCGCGCCGTGATCGTAAGATCAACCGCTGGTAATTCAGCACTATACCCCGACTTGGGGTATAGGCTTTTCCTCGAGAAAGGAGCACACATGTTCGAGGAACCACCGATCTACTACATCCTCATCAGCCTCATCTTCCTGATTGTCTTCGGAGCAGTCGCCTTTGCAACATGGCTTGTATGGCTTACACCCATCTCATTCATGGCTAAGCTTGTCATGACGGCGATCGGGTTCCTTCTATGTGCAATCACAGTCATCCTCTACACGATCTCGGCGGAGTGATATGCTAGTCGTACTTCTCGGTCCAAGTTGTTCAGGTAAGTCTACATTCCAGAAGGAGCTGGTTGAGAATGAAGGGTACCATGCAGTCCGCACTGCAACGACCCGACCTAAGCGTATGGGAGAGGATCCTTCTTCCTACTACTTCATCAAAGATCAAAGCTTTGCTGAATGGGAAGTACGGGGTGACCTCCTTTGCGTCGAGACCTTCAGAGGTTGGCGGTATGGTGTTCCTCGAGACGAACTGGTCCGATCTGCATCCAAGACGAACCGATGCGTCATCCTCACCCCAGGAGGAGTCATGGAACTCCTGGCAAAGCATGCAGACATCGTCGTTGGAGACGCTCTGTCCGTACTCTACCTCGGTGTTGATGGAGCAACCGGAGAGGCTCGCGCATATTCACGAGGAGACGACCGACGGGAGTATCTGCGCCGAATGGCTGCTGACTCCATCGACTTCCGACACTACCCTCGGGAGAATGGCGTTTGGGAGTTTACGCCGGATTATATCCTGGATTGTATCAACAATCCGCAGAACTACAAACTGAAGCCCCGTCTCAAGCGGGTTGAAAGGAAGCACAAGTGAGCATCATCTGGTGGACCCTGTATCTTATCGGGGCGATTTCTATCGTCATCCTTTGGATCAATATCATGACCCTCATTGTCCGAGTCTTCACCTACATCTTCAAGTCTGAGTGGTGTAAGGTGAAGGTTATTCAGGGACCTCCAGGACCTAAGGGCGAGCCAGGAGAACGAGGTCCTCGTGGGTATGACGGAGAGCAGGGCCCTCGAGGGGACTTCGTCATCACGTCCGACCTCCGTCGAGAGATTGACCGGACCATCAAGCAGCAGGGCGTCCTGACTCGTAAGGACATTGAGTCGCTCATCTGTATGGAGGTGGCAGCTCACCTCAGAAAGCTCGAGATCTCTCGTACGACATATCCTGGACTCGGCAAGGAAGGGATCAAGATTCAGATGAAGGAGGACAAGTGATCAATGCGAACGGTGTTACGCAATTCTTCAAGGCAAACGCTCCGGCTATTCTCACGGCCTCGGCATGCGTCGGGACCGTTGCTACGGCCGTACTCACAGCGAAGTCTACTACGCTCGCAGTCGAGAAGATCGCAGACTACTGTGAAGCCAATCTTCGCTCACCCGAAGACCTCTCTTGGAAGGAGAAGTTCGCAGTATCGTATCGAGTATATATTCCCCCGGCCATCGCAGGCGTATGCACTCTGGTATCGATCATCGCGGCGAATCGTATTCAGTACTCTCGTGGAGCGGCGTTCGCACTGGCTTACACAGGTTCGGAGGCGGCGTTTAAGCGATATCGAGAAGCGGTGGCGGACGTGGTTAAGCCGAAGGACCGCGAGAAGATTAAGGCCCGCGTTGCAGAGAAATCGGTTCAAGCAGCTGGCGAACCACATTCCGGAACTATTCTTGTGGCCGGGGGAGGGGACGTTCTCTGCTATGACATCTTCTCGGGGAGGTATTTCAAGTCCGACATCGAATCCATCCGCCGAGTCGAGAACAACATTAATGGGCAGCTCAACCTTGAGTGCTACGCTTCCCTCAACGAGTTCTACAACGGGCTTGGACTTCCACCCATTGCAGCCGGTGAACTGGTTGGATGGTCCGAACCGAACTCCCTCTCTGTCGAGTTTGGTTCTCAGCTCACCGAAAAGGGTGAGCCAGTCCTTACGGTCGACTTTCTAGTCGCCCCCAAGGAAAACTACTTCAAGATCAACTGAAAGGAAACCACCACATGTTCTCTCACATTATCCGCATCAAGGGTATCTTCGACGACGAGCCCACCACCAAGAAGCTCTACTTCCACCTGTCTCGCCGTGAGATGTTCGACTTCATCAAGCGGTACGACAACGTCACCTCGTTCGAGCAGTGGCTCCAGGCCGCCATGGACAACGAGGACCTGTATACCATGATGAAGTTCTTCGACGACCTCATCGGTTCTGCTTACGGTGAGCGACAGGGTGAGCGCTTCGTCAAGTCCGAGCAGATCAAGGAGTCCTTCCTCAACTCGCCGGAGTACGAGGAGCTCTTCGACCAGCTGATGGACAACCCGTCTCTCGTGCGGGAGTTCTACAACGGTATCCTGCCTGAGAAGATCATGAAGCAGGTTGCCGAGGATCCCAAGTACAAGGAGCTCGACTCCAAGCTTAAGGAGACGGAGCTCAAGAACCTCTGATTCATATTTGGGGGCCCTGGAGAAATCTGGGGCCCCCACCTCCTTAGAAAGGGGCCACCTTGGCTAACGCACCAATCCGTCCGAATCTCCCATCCAACAGCAAGCTCCCCGAGCGCAAGAAGGTTGAGCAGGTCACCACCGCCACCGTCACCAAGAAAAAGTCTAGCTTCGGGACGAAGGCTATCTCGGCTTTCGTCGGAGAGGATATCCACAATGTCGGCGAGTATCTACTCTACGATGTTACTATCCCTGCTATCAAGAACACACTCTCGGATCTGGTCAGTCAGGGCATCGAACGTCTCCTCTTCGGAGAGTCTTCTCCTCGAGCTCGCAGCTCGTCCGGGGGGTCCCGTGTCTCATACGGATCATATTCTCGACCAGGCTCAGCACCAGGCAATCGCCGAGACGCTTCTCCTCGTACACGTCGATACCATGATTTCTCAGAGATCGAGCTCGAGTCCCGAGATGAAGCTTATCTCGTTATCGACCGACTTGGCGACATCATCGAGGAGTATGGTCTTGCCACCGTCGCCGACCTCTACGATCTCTGCGGTATCACTACCGAATACACTGACGAGAACTGGGGCTGGACTTCGGCCCGGTACATGTCGGTGATCCGTAGTCGTCGTGGCTACATGCTTCAGCTCCCGAAACCTGACCACATTAATGCACGATGAATCCTCAGCAAGTGCGGCTTGAGCTTATCGCCGCCTACCCATTCTCAGACAAGTGGCGTCGCCGTGTTGAACGCATGGAAGACGACCAGGCAATCGCTATCTATCTTCGACTCAAGGAAGCAGGACGTATCAAATGAATCTCGGAATTGTTACCCGTCTCGCCGGACGCGCATCGCTGGTTCTCAGCAAGCACGCCCCCACCATTCTGACTGCCGCTGGTACCGTTGGCTTTATCGGTACCACGGTTCTCGCCTCTAAGGCAACCCTCAAGGTTGAGGAGACCATTGCTGAGGAGGCTGCTCTTCTCGTCAAGGTCCACGAGGCCCACGAGGACGGTAAGCTCACCGACAAGGACGCCACTCGGGACAAGGTTATCCTCTACACCCGAATGAGCACCAAGCTTGGTAAGCTTTATGCCCCCGCCCTGATTCTTGGGGCGGCCTCTATTGCTTCACTGATCACCGGTCACGGTATCATGCTGAAGCGTAACGCCTCTCTCGCTGCAGCTTACGCCGCTGTCGACCAGGCCTTCAAGACCTACAAGAAGAAGATCGAGTCCAAGTTCGGTAAGGACGCGGTGCTCGATGCTCTTGTGTCTACTGCTGAGGAGGACCTCACCAAGGATGAGATGACCCTTGAGGCTATCTCTGCCGTCGATGGGGTTTCTCCGTACGGCGTCATCTTCGACGACACCAACGTCAACTGGTCTGCTGATGAGGACCTAGCCATGCTGCACCTCAAGTGCCAGCAGCAGTACGCGAATGATATTCTGCAGACTCGTGGGCACATCTTCCTCAACGAGGTCTACAAGATGCTTGGGTTCCCCCACACTCCCGCTGGTGCTGTGACTGGTTGGGTCAAGGGTAATGGCGACGACTTCGTCGACTTCAACATCTTCGAGGGCACCTTCGAGGGTGAGGACAAGAACGGTCGTACTGTCACCAAGTGGGCGCTGGACTTCAATGTCGACGGCGTGATGTACGACAAGATCTGAGGTGACCATGCTTGACAAGATCGCATATTTCGCAGCCGGGGCTGTCACAGGCGGCCTTGGCGTATATTTCGTTCTTGCTCGCAAGTTCGAGCAGGACTTCCAGGAAGCCACAATCGAGATCAACAAGGAGCTTGCAGAAATTGCTGAAGCGAAGCACAAAGAGCGAGTGGGAGATGGCCCTGATTCAGAGGATCGCGAACCCGATCCTGAGCCGGTGGTACCGAGCGTTGCTGTGGACTACTCTCCGACTCCTGTGGAAGATCCCGACCAGGAGGAAGTAACCAAGCGTACGATGGATCGGCAGCACTTCGAGGCCTACCAGATCACCGAAGAGGAGTTCCGGGCTAAGGGTCATCAGGAGCATGTCGAGCTTACGTACTATATGGAGGACGACGTATTCGCTGATAACCGGGGCGTTCCTATGCAGGACACGTCCTGGTTCGACAACATCATCAGCGGAATCTCTGCCTCCGATTCTATCATTTATGTCCGAAGCATGAGCCGCCACGCGGACTTCGAGATTACTATTCTCGATGATTCCTACGAGCACTCGGTTCTCGGGGTTGAGTATTACGAGGACGAGTAATGATCGAGGCGGCACCGGATAACTCATATTTCGAGTGGCTTGTTGACAGGACCGGGGATACTCGCATGGCCGAGTGCCCCGAGGAGTCATATTTGAGTCTACTCGAGATCATGCACCAGACGCCGTTCCGGGTGACGATCCAGAACGACATCAACCGTGCACAGGATGGTATTGACCTTCGTAGGGCATTCACTCGGGAGAACCAGGAGGTGTCCTATGTCTGGCTTAACGAGCAGTCTTGCTCCATGCTCGAGATGTTCATCGCTTTGGCCGAGCGTATGGACATGATGCTTGAGGATGACGATACACCATATTCTCTGGAATGGTACTTCTGGGAGATGGTGAAGAACTGTGGTCTCTACGACTACAACGATGAGGCCCTGTTTAACCCCCGCCACGAGGAAGAGGTAGAGTCTATTCTCGAGCGGATCAACTCGAGGGATTACACGAAGCTGGGACACGGATCCATGTTTCCTCTTCGTGCGATCCCTCTTCATGGCGCACGTGATATGCGAAAGGCAGAACTCTGGGCCCAGATGAATGCCTATGCAAACGAACATTACTTGTAAAGGAGACTCATGGATTTCTACCGAATCTGCGAGCGTACCACAAAGAGTGGAAAGGTGGAAATCTACCCTGAGTTCCTCGTCGGACGATCGAGGGATATTCTTATTCAGGGGCGAGACTTCCAGGCAATCTGGGATGAGGAGAAGGGATTATGGTCTACAGACGAGTTTGACGTCGCTACGTTTGTAGACCGGTCCCTCTTCGAGCACCAGAAGAACCACAAGGGTCAGATTGAGACCGTTGTGAAAACTATGTCCAATTACAACACTGGACTATGGACCAGCTTCCAAACTTGGAAGTCCAGGTTACCTGATAACGGGCAGGAGCTTAACAGCAAACTCATATTTGCAGACAGTACTCCTAGAAAGGAAGACTATGCCACTGCAAGACTTCCATACTCTCTCGAGGAAGGCGAGCCGGTCGCTTGGGGATCTCTCGTTGGAACTCTATATGATGAGGATGCTCGACGAAAGCTTGAGTGGCTCATCGGCTCCATCGTGGCTGGAGACTCTAAGAGGATTCAGAAGTTTGCCGTCCTATATGGTCCCCCGGGATCGGGAAAGTCAACGATCCTCAATATTCTGGAGCTTCTATTCCAGGGCTATACAACTACATTCGATGCGGGAGCTCTTGGATCCAAGTCAGATCAGTTCGCAACCAGCTCTCTCGGTAAGAGTTCGCTCGTGGCCATCGATCAAGATGGAGACCTCTCCCGGATCGAGACTAATGGTCTTCTTAACAGCGTGGTGGCCCACGAGACGATTCTGATCAATGAGAAGGGTGTGAAGCGCTACCCCAAGCGAATCAACGCGCTCCTCTTCATCGGTACTAACAAGCCCGTCAAGATCACGGACTCGAAGTCTGGTATTATTCGTCGATTGGTTGATATCTCCCCCACCGGCCAAACAGTGGGTGCTGACGAGTATCAGACGCTGATGACGCAGATCCGTGACGAGCTCGGGAAGATCGCTAATCACTGTCTTGGGGTTTACAGGAGTCTTGGTAAGCATTACTATGACGCCTATAAGCCCCAGGACATGATGATGAAGACGAATGTACTCTACAACTTTGTTGAGGAGAATTACCTCCTCTTCAAGACCGAGGAGTACATCAGTCTCACGATGGCATACAAGCTGTATAAGGAGTACTGCAGTGAGAGCAATATCCCGTATCCGAAGAGCCGATACATCTTCCGTGAAGAACTCAAAGACTACTTTGAGCAATTTCATCCACGTTTACGAACAGATGACGGTAGACTACGCAGCGTATATTCCGGCTTCCGGGATTACCTACTGGATCCTGCCGAACTCGAGGCTTCTCCAGAGGAGCCATATTCACTGGCCCTCGACAACACCGAGTCCCTTCTCGACGACCTTCTGGCGGACTGTCCAGCCCAAAGAGCCGGAGACCATGGGACTCCGCAGTTCAGATGGGCAAACGTTCGAACCACTCTTCGTGAGATAGATACTCATGAGGTCCACTACGTCAAGGTCCCCGAGAACCACATCGTCATCGACTTTGATATCAAGCAGGACGGTAGGAAGGACCTTAATCGAAACCTTCAGGCCGCCTCCGAATGGCCCCCTACCTACGCCGAGACCAGTCAAGGTGGTAATGGAGTTCACCTCCACTACATCTATGACGGAGACCCTACCGAACTGGCGAGGCTCTACGACGAAGACATTGAGATCAAGGTCTTCACAGGTGATTCTTCTCTGAGGAGAAAGGTCACCCACTGCAACAACATCCCGGTGGCTCATATTTCGGAGGGGCTGCCGTTTAAGGAGAAGAAAGTGATCAACAAGACCACCATGGCCAACGAGAAGAAGGTCAGGGAGCTTATTGAGCGCAACCTTCGGAAGGAGATCCACCCCTCGACAAAGCCCTCGGTCGACTTCATTGCCAAGATCCTCCGTGACGCCAAGGAACAGGGGATGGTATATGATGTCAAGGACCTGAAGCCTCGTGTTCTGGCGTTTGCGATGAACTCGACCCATCAGTCTGAGGCGGCTATCAAGGCGGTCATGGAGATGCCGTTCACCAACGAGGATCCCGAGGAGAAGACCGTGGGATTCCCGACTGGAGAGCTGGTCTTCTTCGACTGTGAGGTGTTCCCGAATCTGTTCCTTGTGAACTGGAAAGTGAAGGGCAATCCGACGGTACATCGGATGATTAACCCCACCCCTGAGGAGATCGAGGCCCTCTGTGAGATGCGACTTGTCGGCTTCAACTGCCGGAAGTACGACAACCATATTCTCTACGCTCGTACACTGGGCTTCAACAACGCCAAGCTGTATGACTTGAGCAAGCGGATCATCGAGAACAGTGTCACTGCTGGGTTCGTCGAGGCATACAATCTGTCCTACACTGATGTGTACGACTTCGCAGCCACCAAGATGTCTCTCAAGAAGTGGGAGATTGAGCTTGGGCTGCATCATCAGGAGCTCGGCCTTCCTTGGGATGAGAACGTTCCCGAGGATCGTTGGGAGGAAGTCGCGGCATACTGTGATAACGATGTTATCGCTACAGAGGAGGTATTCAACCACCTCCATGCGGACTGGCAGGCCCGCCTGATGCTTGCCGAGCTTTCTGGTCTGACTCCTAACGACACGACCAACAAGCACAGTCAGTTCATCATCTTCGGAAAGAACAGGAACCCACAGGATGAGTTCGTTTACACCGATCTCAGTGAGCAATTCCCTGGCTATCAGTACGCTTTCGGCAAGTCTACCTATCGTGGGGAGGAGGTCGGTGAGGGTGGATACGTCTACGCCGAACCAGGAATCTACGTCGACGTCGCACTTCTCGACGTTGCGAGCATGCATCCCACTTCAATCGAGTGTCTCAACCTCTTCGGAGACCGATACACTCAGCGTTTCAGCGAGATCAAGCAAGCCCGAGTAGCCATCAAGCACCACGACGACAAGCTTGCAGGGTCTCTCCTAGACGGAGCTCTCAAGCCGTTCCTTGAGGAGGGTGTGGACTATGAGGCACTGGCCTTTGCTCTCAAGATCGTCATCAACTCAGTGTACGGTCTCACTGCAGCGAAGTTCCCCAATGCTTTCAAGGACACTCGGAACGTCGACAACATCGTTGCAAAGCGTGGCGCTCTGTTTATGGTGGATCTGAAGCACTTCGTCCAGGAGCAGGGCTTCGACGTTGCGCACATCAAGACCGACTCGATCAAGATCCCGAGGGCTACTCCTGAGATCATCGAGAAGGTCATGGAGTTCGGCAAGAAGTACGGCTACACCTTCGAGCACGAGGCTACTTACGATCGTATGTGTCTCGTGAACAAGGCAGTCTATGTCGACTACGAGGATGGGAAGTGGAGCGCCACCGGTGCTCAGTTCCAGCACCCCTACGTCTTCAAGGAGCTCTTCTCGAAGGAGGAGCTGGATATTCGAGACGTGGCGGAGACCAAGAGCGTCACAACCGCTCTGTATCTGAACAACGGAACAGAAGAGAAGCCAGAGATGGAGTTCGTCGGTAAGACCGGCGCCTTCGTCCCCGTGAACCGTGGAGGCGGGATTCTTCTCCGCGAGAAAGATGGTGCGTACCATGCCGCATCAGGCAGTACCGGTCACCGGTGGGTACAGTTCGAATCATTCAAGGAAGCCCACGCAGACGACTGGAAGGAGTGGGTCGACTGGAGTTACTTCGAAGGTCTTGCTGACGATGCAAAGGCTGCGATCGGCGAATTCGGGGACTTCGAGGCCTTCACCCTTGGAGCTTGACGGATACATCTGGGACGGAGACAACGATGGCTGAGTACGAGAACCAGTGGGGTCCGTATAAAGAGCACTCGATCGAGAAGGATCGAGACCCGGCTCTTGACGATCCGATCATCTACGGGGTCAATGTCAAGCACTTCACGGTGACTGTATATTCTCAGGACGGGCGAGTCAATAAGTATTGGAATGCCCGCATCCTCAAGGATGACCTGGGGTACTGTCGAATCGCCTGTCCTCGGGATGGGAAGATTCTGTGCTTCAACTGGGTACACTGGACTGCATACATGTTTACCCATGACGGCCTGAACGAGCTGGTCTTTATGCCTGGCTCGAGCAGGAAGACTATTTCTCGACTTTACTACGAGGAGGTGAAGTGATATGTGTGGACGTTGGATGTGGATGTGGTCTCGCTGGCATGGTTGGACTCGGATTCACGTGCAGGATGCTAACTGCTTCCGGTACAACTACACCTGACATGGCCTGACGAAGATCTAGTCACGAAGGAGGTGAAGTAACATGGGATGCTGGCGCTGGGTTCTTGTCCGCGGGCCTTTCTGGCAGCGGCACTGGATGTTCGTGCAGGATGCCGGATGCTTCCGTCATAACTACACCTGATGTGTAAAAGCCCCCGGGTCTGTAAAAAGGGCCCGGGGGTCCGCGTCAGAAACTAAGGGTAATATGAGACCCCTCTACTCGAAAGGAAATCCTCATGCTGCCCGTTGCCAAGATTATCATCTCCGGACTCACCTCCATTGGAGCTGGTATGATTGCCAGCAAGCTCACCAAGCCCCTGGTTTCGAACGCAAATGGAATCGCTAAGATTCTACTTTGGTTCGGATCCGTGGGCACTGGTGTTGCTGCTAGTGCAATCGTTGCCCGCGAAGTGGAGCTGCAGTTCGATGCGACCGTCAAGGCCGTACAGGAAGCTCGAGACCACGTCGAGATCGAAGACTGATCTCGCTTATGCCCCATTAACTTGGGGTATAGGCTTTTCTGAAAGGAGTACACATGCCAGGAAAGATTGTCGCCCACGATACCCATCTTCGGATTGATACGGAGTTCATTGAGCTCAAGGACTGCTTCGAGGCATTCCGACGAGGAGTGGAGTATCGGGAGAAGAATGACGTTGACGATATTCTCGTCATTTGTAACGCCCCTGATATCATTGAGTACCAGCTCAAGAACGGGGACAGCTTCATCGTCACCTATGATCCTATTCACCGGATCATCGTGATGCGGGTGTTCCTCCACGACGAGGACATCACTATCAAGCCCATCTATATTTACAACAACCGTGAGTACCAGATCGCCTGTGAGTTCCTCAGGCAGGTAATGCACGACAAGATCGACCTTAAGGACGAGTGGATCGCGTGAGTAAGAAGAATCCCAGCGTTATTGACTACTTCGACCTCAATGGTGACCTGAACGAGGAGGCCTACGAGTTCGAGGACGTAAAGCTTGACGAGTATATTGACAAGCGAAGCAACGTCAAACCATCTTGGGTTGGTAAGTACAGTCACCAGATGCACTTTGATCTTCCGGATGACACGGAGGTCAGCTTCTACAAGGGTCTGAATATTGTCTACGCGGACATTAACTTTGCAGGTGGGATCCGCACCATCCTGTTCAAGTGCCGCCAGAAGAAGAATCTAACCCGGTTCATTTCCAGAGTACTTGAGATCGCACAGGGAGATCCCTCAAATGTCCACCCTGATTTCCGAGCCTGATATTTAAGGAGAACACAATGGCACGACTTGGCAACATCACTATCGAGAACGCCCGTATCTTCTTCAAGGACTTCTCCGCTGAGGGTCCTTACGCTGGTGGTACGAAGCGCACCTTCTGCGTTGAGATCCCTGAGGACATGGTTGAGGCCCTCGAGCGAGACGGGTGGAACCTTAAGACCAGGGAGTCTCGGAATGACCCGGATGCTGTCACCCACTACCTCAAGGTGGAGGTGTCCTACAGGGCCCGTCCTCCGAAGATCGTCTGCATCCCGAACCTGACTCGACGTAAGGTGTTCATCAACGAGCAGACCGTCAACTCTCTGGACTACGTCGAGATCCTGAATGTGGATCTCACGATCAACCCCTATGTCTGGGAGGTCAACGGGAACTCCGGGGTGAAGGCATATTTGGGTACGATGTATGTCACTATCGCCGAGGACCCGCTCGATGCCAAGTACGATGAGGAGGTGGCTGCCTGATGCGACGCTACGGTCTGTTCAACTTCCTGTTCGACGTCTTCATGGTCTCTGTGACCAGTGGACTCTGGCTGATCTGGATCTTCATCAGGGAGATGCGGCGCGGCTGATTTTATACCCCGGGGTCTGTAAAAGGGCCCCGGGGTCTCCCACTCATAGAAAGGACACACGTGGCTAGCCGACTTATCGTCAGTGCTGATGATATTCTGAAGGCGGTCAAGGAATCGGAGGAGTTCGAGAAGAAGGCCCTCTCTGAAGCTCGTAAGCGAGATCGAGCTGAGGGCAAGGAACCTCGAGAGACTCTGTATCCGAACCCGGATCTTAAGCCTGGTCGAGAGATCGTGCTCGACTACATCAAGAACCCGGAGCGTCGTCGTACGCCACGGTGTTCCGTTCACCTTGAGAAGCGGACTGCTAATAACAGCTATCGCTTCATCGTTGACGTCTCTCAGGTTCGTAACCGAGAGCTTGCAGATGAGATTGAGAAGGATCTCTTCGCATTCATGGACTACCTTCTCGACGAGTACGACATTCCACGACGCATTAAAAGGAGCACAAAATGATTACTCTTATCAAGGTTGACGAGGGTCCCGTCGACATCTACGAGCTTCGTATGCAGTACCTTGCCAAGCTCAAGAAGACGGATGGGGTTATGCTTCCCACGTTCATTTACCGGAACAAGGACCTCTTCATCACTGAGTTCAAGCCCACTTGCGATGACCAGTGGATCATGTATATGACCAATGCCGAGGGGCTAATCACCAAGATGCGGATCAAGAACGGCGACCTTATGAGTAACGGGTCGGTTCTCTTCCTTGCTGAGGAGCGGAAGACCTACAACGCCAAGGAGTACTACGACTACTGGAGTGCTCGTGAGGGTAAGCCTGCTCCGTTCTTCTACGAGGCCCGGCAGTACCATGTGAAGTCGTTCATGCGGGTTCCCGGCTCTACGGATCTGTGGATTACTGCTGAGCGTGAGAGGGACCACTGGTACACCTTCCGTATGTCGGACGACCAGAAGTCCAAGTTCACCCGGCACACCATGACGAACGAGAAGGGACACCAGAGTTATGACTGGGTTCTCGAGAACGTTGAGTGGGCTGCCGACACGATCCGTTATTTCTGAGGAGGACACGATGGAACTCACTGACGGTGGATGGTACAAGACCCCTCGCATTATCAAGGGGAAGGACTTCCTCGCACATATTCATGACACGTATGCCTCTGGGAATGCTATGTATGTGGAGTTCAAAGCGTCTGAGGGAGAGGTACGTATCCTCGAGTATCGGCAACTTTATGACGTAGATACAGAAAGCGCGGTCCTGTTCACCATCAATACGTGCCCACAAGAGAGTATTCTCCTCAAGAATATTGAGGAGTATGAGTTCATCCAGTACCGACCCCAGAAAGCATGGAAGGTGATTCACATGGGAAGTACCAAGCGCATCAACCTCGAGCAGTTCGACCAGATCTGGCTCGATCAGACATTCCAGAAGCTGCACCCGGTTATCGTCAACCACGACGGCAAGTTCTGGCACGTGATGGGGCTGAAGCTAGACGTGGACGCAGATGGCTCGTTCTGGGGGCTCTATCTCAAGCGTCAGGACAGCGACTTCATGAAGGAGATTCGCATGCCTCTGACTCAGAAGTTCATCTATAATCCCATCTCGGGTTCCTGGTCTCTTGACGACCCGACTCAGGAGATCAAAGACCTCGAGGCGATCAAGCAGACTCTCCGAGCCGATGCTATCCTGGATGTGACTGTCTCGGGTGTACCTATGAAGCTGATCCGGGTTCAGGAGATCGCAAAGGGGGTTCTCTTCTTCGTCTTCCAGGATGAGGAGAAGAACAAGCGGTACTACTACAACCGACCAGCCATCAAGCTCCGTATCGTTACGGACTCGGAGACGGGTGAGCAGAAGTACCTCCTGGATCACATCAAGGCTATGCACATTGACTGAGCGCTGGCGAAGTTTACCCCACCCCTTCTCAAGGTATGAGGCATCTGATCTCGGTCGGGTGCGGAATATCTCGAGTGGGCGAGTTCTTCGGATCCAGAAGTGCTCAGACGGGGCTCCCGGGTTCTCCCTGTATCGCGATGACTCAGGTAAGCAGACCATGGTTCGCTGTGGGATTGTTATCTGGCGTGCGTTCAACGGAGAGCCCGGGAGGGGGCACTATGTCATCCACCTGAATGGTGATATGGCTAACGCCCGTCTTGAGAACCTGGATCTCGTTTCGTACTCGGCGTACCGGCAGGCTTGGTATGAGGAGTACAACGCTCGGATGGATTCTCTCTTCGAAGAGACCCGGTCTGAGTTCGACGACTATATCTTTGGCTCATGCACTGAGTCGGAGTTGGATAGAAAGGTTCGCTTTGGCGACTGAGAACTGGAAGACGATCCCCAACCTCAACGACAAGTACGAGGTATCGGATCTTGGGCGGGTTCGGAATAAGAACACCGGTCGTTTCCTCACACCCCGGTACAAGGACGGGTGCTACATGTATCGCATGGAGAAGCCCAGTGCACATGGTCGGGAGCGCAAGGTGTACTCAGCAGCTGCTCTTGTGTGGAGTCTGTTCGTCGACAAGATCCCGGATGGATACTGGGTTCAGTACAAGGACGGGAATCGACGGAACCTGGCTGTGTCGAACCTCTACCTGAAGTCCAACTCCGAGTTCCGCAAGGAGGAGTACGAGGATGGGCGGCTTGGGTTCCAGCTCACGAAGTCTGAGTTCGATGAGTGGATCTTCGGAGACTGCCTCGAAAGGAGAGCATCGTAAGTATGGCAGTTGTGTACCGACCTGAGCAGATCCAGGCGGTGCGTCAACTGCAGAACGGCAGCATCTTGGCAGGTGGCGTTGGTTCGGGTAAGACCCTGACAAGCCTGGCGTGGTATCTCACGTCGGTTTGTAACGCCGCCTCGTTCAAGAACGGGGGGTCCTTGGCTAAGAAGAAGGTCAAGGGCTCCCCTACGCTGTATGTCATCACAACCGCTAAGAAGCGGGACTCCCTTGAGTGGGAGGAGGAAGCTGCGCGTCTCGGTCTGAGTACAGATCCTGCATGTAGTTTCACAGGTTCATCCATTGTGGTGGACTCGTGGAACAACATCGGGAAGTACTCGGATCGAGAACACGCGGTATTCTTTTTTGATGAACAGCGTGCTTCCGGCAGTGGGCGCTGGGTCAAGGAGTTCCTCAAGATCACAAAGAAGAACACCTGGCTTCTGCTCTCAGCTACCCCTGGAGATGTCTGGATGGACTACCTCCCGGTATTCATGGCTCACGGATTCTTCAGGACTCGTACGGAGTTCATGGAGGATCATGTCATATTTGACCGCTTCGCAAAATACCCCAAGGTCAAACGATACATAGGGGAGGCGAAGCTGCAGCGCTTGCGTCGGAGTATCCTTGTGGAGATGCCGGTGGAGCGACACACTACTCGTGAGAGGGAGACTGTCTACTGCGACTATGACCGTGACTTGTATAAGTGGGTCGTGAAGAACAGGATGGATCCCTGGACAGAGGAACCCCTTAGAGATGCAGGTGGGGTCTGCAGAATCTTGAGAAAGGTGGTCAGTGATAATGACTGGCGTTCAGACGAGGCCAAGCGCATACTCTCAAGCAATGAGAGAGTTATCGTATTCTACAACTACAACTATGAACTCGATCGAATCCTTGCAGTTGCGGAGAGCCTTGGAGTGCCTACAGCGCAATGGAATGGACATCGGCACGATGCTATTCCAGGAGGAGACCGATGGATCTATATCTGTCAGTACACCTCGGCAGCAGAGGGCTGGAACTGTACTAGTACCGATACGGTTCTCTTCTGGTCCCTCAACTATTCCTGGCGAGTGACGGAGCAGTGTGAAGGTCGGATTGACCGATTGAACACGCCCTATTCACGGTTGAAGTACTACTTTCTTGAGTCTCATTCCTCGATAGATGAGGCAGTTCGGAGGTCATTGAGCTCGAAGAAGGTGTTCAACGAGAGGGCATTTGTCGGTTAGAATACATGCGTCGGTGGTCCAAGATTGGGGTTACAATACGTGTGACGCCCAGTTTTGGACCACCGTGGACCATTTTTTTGTGTTACTGGTGTTACTGTTGTTACTCGGAATGGGGATGGGCCAAAAAAGTGGTCCAGAGGGCGTCACACGTATTGTGGACTTTTCCTTGGAATTGCAACGAAAGGTCAAAGGTGGACCATTTTTATGATAAAACATATATTGATTGATTGATTGATTTTTTAATATATATAAGAGATAAGAGATTTTTCAAGTTTTGTGCCCACCCCCTATTTTGATGCTGTTTGATACTGTTTGATGATGTTTATCGATCGATTTTTCACATCAGTCACATCCGCAACAAAACCCCACCCATTCTAAGCACACCCCCTCTACAATACGTGTGACGCCCCTCGTCGCATACTCGGCATATAATGATAAGAAGGATAGAAACAAGCCTATCCCTTCTTATAGGCTTACCCAGAGGAGCACACCATGCGTGAGTCACAATTCCAAGCACAGCTCATCAAGAAGCTGAACAAGATGCTGCCCGGGATCATCATTCTAAAAAATGATCCCAACTACATTCAAGGTATCCCTGATCTGATTCTTCTTTACAAGAATCGTTGGGCAGCCCTTGAGGTGAAGCGAGGCGCCATTGCCTCAGTCCGTCCGAACCAAGCACACTACGTTCGGACCATGCATGCCATGTCGTATGCAGCATTCATCTACCCTGAGAACGAGAGCGAGATCCTCAATGAAGTTCAACAATCACTCACAGCTTAATGGGGCCCACGCATTCCTGAGTGCCAGTAAGTATCACTGGCTCAACTACTCACCCGACAAACTTATCGAGTCCTTCCGGACTTCCCAGGCCGCCGCAAAAGGCACCCGTCTTCACGAGCTAGCCGCTGAGCACATTCGGTTGAAGATGCGAATGCCTCGAAACAAGGTGACATTCAACAACTATGTTAACGATGCTATTGGGTTTCGGATGGAGCCGGAGCAAGTCCTTTTCTACTCGGTCAACTGCTTTGGCACTGCTGACGCTATCTCCTTTGACAAGGGCCTGCTTCGCATCCACGATTTGAAGACTGGGGTACACCCGGCTAAGATTGATCAGCTCATGATCTACGCGGCACTCTTCTGCCTCGAGTATGATGAGCGTCCTGGGGCTATCAACTACGAGCTCCGTATCTACCAGAATGACGATATTCAGGTAGCAAACCCGGAGGGCGACGACATCGCCCCTATCATGGACACCATCATCCAATTCGACAAGCTTATCGAGAAGATCAAGGAAGAGGAGGCCTAATGGATCTCGCCCACTATGGTGTTAAGCGCCGTTCCGGGCGCTATCCTTGGGGTTCTGGTCAGGACCCGCATCAGCACTCTGGTGACCTGCTTTCAACCATCAAGGACCTAAAGGCTAAAGGTCTCTCTGAGACCGAGATCGCCAAGGGTCTTGGAATGACCACCACCCAGCTTCGAGCCCAGAAGTCCATTGCCAAGAACGAGAAGCGTAAGGCTGACGTTGCAATGGTGGCCCGGCTCAAGGAGAAGGGGATGTCCAACACGGCCATTGGTCGTCGTATGGGCATCAATGAGTCTTCCGTTCGAGCGCTTTTAGACCCCACCCTCAAAGAAAGGGCGGGGAGTACTGAAGCTCTAGCCAAGGAGCTCAAGAAGCAGGTCGGTAAGGACGGTCTTCTTGACGTCGGACTCGGCGTTGAGGTCAATATGGGTGTCACAAGCACCAAAATGAAGACCGCAACCGCCATGCTCGAGGCTGAGGGTTACCATGTCCATAAGGTGAAGGTCCAGCAGCAGACAACTGGCAAATTCACCGAAATGAAGGTCCTGGTGCCTCCGGGCATGGACTACAAGACGGTTCTGGCCAAGCGGGGCGAAATTAAGGCCCCAGGTGTCAATATTGAGGACCGGGGTCGTACCGTGTACGGTATCGAGAAGCCCACTGCAGTTTCCAGCAAGCGACTGAAGGTTCGCTATGGAAATGAGGGTGGTACCGATATGGACGGCGTTATTGAGGTTCGACGAGGAGTCAAAGACCTCTCCCTCGGTGGCTCAAACTATGCCCAGGTTCGTATCTCTGTTGATGGTACGCACTACCTCAAGGGTATGGCTATGTACTCGGATGACATTCCTAAGGGATATGATCTCCGGTTCAACACCAACAAGAATCCCACTGGGAATAAGCTTGACGCCCTCAAGAAGCAGACTGGCGACCCCTCGAACCCGTTCGGTTCAGTGATTCGCAAGCAGCTTCACTACACTGATGCCCACGGCAAGAAGAAGCTGTCGGCGATGAACATCGTCAACGATGAGGGTACTTGGGGTGATTGGTCGAAGACCTTGAGCTCCCAGTTCCTTTCGAAGCAGCCTGTCTCTCTTGCCAAGCAGCAACTACAGAAAGTTCGGGACAAGCGCCGTGCTGAGTTCGAAGAGATCATGGCTCTTACAAATCCCTCCGTCAAGAAGAAGCTGCTGCAGTCTTTCGCAGACTCGGTGGACTCTGATGCTGTGGATCTGAAGGCCGCTGCTCTTCCTCGACAGGCAAGCCAGGTCATCCTTCCCGTCCCCAAGATGAAGACCACGGAGGTTTACGCCCCCAACTTCAAACATGGGGAGAAGGTCGTTCTTGTTCGTCACCCTCATGGTGGACGATTCGAGATCCCAGAACTGACAGTCAACAATAAAAACCCCCATGCCAGAAAAGCCATAGGGACCAAGGTTAAGGATGCCATTGGTATCCATCCCAAGGTCGCTGAGCGTTTGTCTGGTGCGGACTTTGATGGTGACTCGGTTCTCTGCATTCCTAACAATAGCGGAAAGGTCAAGACCTCACCAGCTCTTAAGGGGCTGAAGGACTTTGACCCCAAGGCTATGTATCCGGCATACCCTGGTATGAAGCCCATGACTTCTAAGCAGAAGCAGATGAAGATGGGTGAGGTTTCAAACCTCATTACCGATATGACTATCGGTGGTGCAAACCAGGCTGAGATTGCCCGTGCTGTTCGACACTCCATGGTTGTGATTGATGCTGAGAAGCACAAGCTCAACTACAAGCAGTCCGAGATCGATAACGGTATTGCCGCCCTTAAAAAGAAATACCAGGGCAAGGCAAATGCTGGGGCTTCTACTCTCATTAGCCGTGCTTCATCTGAGAAGCGGGTTGCTGAAAGAAAAGCCCGGTCCGCTTCAAAGGGTGGGCCTATCGATAAGCGGACAGGACGCAAGGTCTATGAAGAGACTGGGGCTACTTATGTGGACAAGCATGGTAAGACTGTGCTTCGTACAGAGAAGTCTACTAAGTTGGCCGAGACCCATGATGCATACTCCCTCGTTTCTAAGAACGGGAGCGCTATCGAAACGGTCTATGCCAATCACTCTAACGAACTGAAGGCTATGGCTAACGAAGCCCGTAAGGCTACGCTTGCTATCCCCTCTGTTCGAAAGAACCCCCAGGCTGCTAAGACATACGCCCCTGAAGTTAAGTCCCTCAAGGCCAAAGTAAACGAGGCCCTCCGGAATAAACCCAGGGAAAGACAGGCACAGGTCCTAGCTGATGCGGTCATCAGGGCTAAAAAGCAGGCTGATCCTACTCTAGCCACTGATAAGGAGCGCCTCCAGAAAGCCCGCCGCCAGGCTTTAGCCGAGGCCCGTCAAAGAACGGGGGCTGGTAAGAAGCCTTTCGCTATCACTCCTCGAGAGTGGCAGGCTATCCAGGAAGGTGCTGTATCACAGGCTGCACTGAACAAGGTTCTTGAACTTGCTGATGAATCAGTAGTTAGGGAACTGGCTACACCTAGGTCACAGCCTAAGATCTCGTCTAGCATGGTGTCCAGAGCCAAGGCTATGAGTAGCAGAGGTAAGACTGCTGCTGAGATTGCTGAAGCTTTGGGAATCTCAACAACTTCTGTACACCGTGCTCTAGAGGAGGGCTGACCACACCATGGTACACACCCTCTCACAGGGCCTCTCTGAGGAGGTCTACTATGGCTAGGATGCTGTCCACAGTGGACAATCCTTACGATCCAAGAACTTCATGGGACGAATGGTTTGCTTTTGACACTGCCCACGGCTATGGTACCTGTGGCCTCCTGGCCAGGCTGTGCACATCAAGCGATTCGTTAAGTGAAGAACTTGAAATCGAAGAAATTGAAAATGCAATTGATCGAATTCTCAATCTTGATGGAACAAATTTCTATCAAACTTTTGAGATCGATGATTGAAAAATAAAAATTTCTTCGTCGACCCGGGGGAGGGGGGTCTCGCATTTAGGCCCCCCACCCTCATCGCCGCCCCCTCCATATTTTCCCCGGAGGGATATTTGGAAAGCCAATTGGGGACTAGGTTCTAGGGCCCACAGGAAGTTTCTCGTGTGCTCCTTTCTTCCTGCTGGTCTCGCTCACAACGGGCCCTAGAATCTAGCCCTCAATTGGCCCCAAACGCCCTCTATCTAAGGAGCAACTATGGGTAAAAGGGCCGCAACCCCATCTAAACCAGCTCGAACTGTGGAGCAACGCGAAGCGCAAATGATCAATCTGGCGCTTGAGCTTGCCGAGAAGCAGCTTCGAGAGGGTACAGCACCGGCAACCACGGTGAATCACTACCTCAAGCTCGCCTCCACAAGAGAACAGCTCGAGGTAGAGAAGCTGAGGAACGAAACAGCACTCCTCGAGGCGAAGAAGACTGCGCTCGTTAGCGCTGAGCAAGCCGAGAAGATTGCCAAAGAAGCCATCGAAGCCTTCCGTACATACTCTGGAGCGGGAGATGTTACGAACGTATACTGAACTGGCGCGCCTCGAGACCTTTGAGGAGCGGTTTGACTACCTGGCTCTCACCGGGCAAGTCGGTACAGCCACGTTTGGCTTCGATCGTTACCTGAACCAACGATTCTACACCTCGACGGAGTGGAAGAAGGTCAGGAACTTTGTTCTGGCTCGAGATGAAGCCTGTGACCTCGGGATCGAGGGCCTTGACATCAGATACATGCCGCTAATCCACCACATGAATCCGATTCAGCCCAAAGATCTCGAGGAATTCAATCCAGACATCCTCGAGCCGGAGTTTCTCATTACCACAACCAAGAATACCCACAACGCGATACACTTCGGAGACCGATCAAGGTTGACACCACGAGTTGTTGAGCGTCGACCGAATGATCAAGCTCCCTGGAGGATCTAATGGGAACCATTCTTGAAGATACCAAGAAGGCAATCGGTATTATGCCGAGTTATGATGTCTTCGACGACCAGATCCTCATGTACATCAATACTGCACGGATGGATCTCGCACAATTGGGGCCAAAATGCGATGTCCCGATTGAGAAAGATACCGCTTGGACCGTCTTTGACTCTATCGATGACGAAGCGGCAATCAAGTCTTACATCGCCATGAAGGTTAAGCTGTTCTTCGACCCACCGGGGAACTCCTTCTTGGTATCGGCATACCAGAAGCTGATCGAGGAGGCAGCATGGCGACTGATCTATCAGACCGAGGGGAAGCAGAGGTAGAAGACCTCATTCACCACGGCGTAAAAGGCCAGAAATGGGGCGTCATCCGCAAGAAGGCTAGCGCTGGTAGGAAGGCCACTATCAAGGCTATCCATAAGAGCGGGCGATTCACCGCCAACGCCACCAAGACGACTATCAAGACCGCCCGAACTGGAGCGGCTAAGGTTCAGAAGGCTAAGCAGGCTCACGATGCCCGAGTTGCCGGAAAGAAGCAGGCAAAGGCCGACGCAAAGGCCCGAAAGAAGTTCGCAAACCGCGGGTATAAGAAGATCAGCGACACCGAGCTCCAGTCCCGAATTAAGCGGCTGGAGCAAGAGAAACGCTATCGGGAGCTCAAGGCCGATCGCCACCTGGTTCGAGGTCGTGAGGTCACTCGGTCGATCCTCGAGAACTCCCTGACTAAGGCTGGTACTTACGCAGCAACCAAGGCTATGAAGACAGCCTTTGATAAGTCGTTCGATCCTGGTAAGACTGGAAAGTCGGCAGGAGAGACACTGAAGAAGGCAGCTGAGAAGGCTAAGGAAGCGGCTGAGGCCGCATCGGTTGTCGCCGAAGAGGCACATGTAGCATATAAGTCTACTGGTGGCCCCGATCGCAAGAAGCTCCCACAGTCTTCTAAGCCGAAGCAGATCGAGAAGCCTAAGTCGTACAAGCAGACTAAGCCCTCGCCTAAGAAGAAGCGGTACCCTCGTAACCCGGGGAGCACTGCTAAGTAATGCTCTCGAACACCGCAGTACCAAAATACTACGGGCAGTTTCGAGACGCAGTCGTCCGAGGAGAGATTCCAGTATGCGAAGAGATCTCCTGCGAGATGAATCGCATCGACGCCCTCATCGCAAACCCGGAATACTACTACGACGACAAAGCTGTAGAGGGCTTTATCGCTTACTGCGAGAACGAGCTCACACTGTCCGATGGAGCCGACCTCCATTTGCTCGACAGCTTCAAGCTCTGGGCCGAACAGCTCCTTGGCTGGTACTACTTCGAGGATCGCCAGGTCTTCGTTCCCTATGAGGATGGAGTCGGCGGTCGATACGAGACCAAAACAGTAAAGAAGCGCCTTACGATCAAGCAGTATCTGATCGTTGCTCGTGGAGCGGCGAAGTCGATGTACATGTCGCTCATCCAGAACTACTTCATGGTGATTGACACTACTACGACACATCAGATCGCTACGGCTCCGACCATGAAGCAGGCTGAAGAGGTGATGGGTCCATTCCGGACCGCTATCACCCGTGCCCGAGGTCCGCTGTACAAGTTCCTGACCGAGGGATCCATTCAAAATACAACCGGTGCGAGGGCTAACCGCCAGAAGCTGGTTGCTACGAAGAAGGGTGTGGAGAACTTCCTCACCGGATCCCTCCTCGAGGTCCGCCCCATGTCCATTGATAAGCTACAGGGTCTCCGACCCAAGGTTTGCACGGTGGACGAGTGGCTTTCCGGAGACATCCGTGAGGACGTCGTCGGTGCACTCGAACAGGGTGCCTCGAAGATCGATGACCCGGTCATTCTGGCCGTCTCATCCGAGGGAACCATCCGCAATGCGGTGGGTGACACCATGAAGATGGAGTTGCTCAAAATCCTGAAGGGTGAATACATCGCCCCTCACATCTCAATCTTCTACTACCGCCTTGACGACATCAAGGAAGTAGCAGATCCTGCTATGTGGGTGAAAGCCCAGCCGAACATCGGCATCACTGTCTCTTATGATCGGTATCAGCAGGACGTCGAGCGAATGGAACAAGCTCCAGCTGCTCGAAACGACATCCTCGCCAAGAGGTTCGGAATCCCCATGGAGGGATACACCTACTTCTTCACCTACGAGGAGACAATCCCGCACAGGAAGAACACCTTCTGGAACATGCAGTGTGCTATGGGCGCCGACTTGTCCCAGGGTGATGACTTCTGCGCATTCACCTTCCTGTTCCCACTCCGGAATCAGGCTTTCGGCGTAAAGACGCTGGCATACATCTCTGAGCTGACGCTCATGAAGTTGCCGGGTGCCCTACGCCAGAAGTATGACGAGTTCATCCAAGAAGGAAGCCTCCGAGTCATGGAGGGGACCGTCCTGGATATGATGGAGGTCTATGAAGATCTGGACCAATACATCGATGAACAGAAGTACGATGTCTCGGCATTTGGGTTCGACCCGTACAACGCCAAGGAGTTCGTAACCAGGTGGGAGCAGGAGAACGGACCGTACGGTATTGAGAAGGTAATCCAGGGCGCTAGAACCGAATCGGTCCCCCTTGGGGAACTGAAGAAGTTGGCCTCAGAGCGCCTTCTCATCTTCGATCAGGAACTCATGTCATTCACCATGGGGAACTGCGTCACGCTTGAGGATACCAACGGAAACCGGAAGCTACTGAAGAAGCGCTCGGAAGAGAAGATCGACTCAGTGGCTGCTCTGATGGATGCCTTCGTGGCATACAAGATCAACAAGGAGGCATTCGAATGAGCGAGGAGGTGAAATGGGTCTTAGTGATCGACTAGCTCACGCATGGAATGCGTTTTCAAAATCCCCGGACAAGAAGAACTTCACACCGGAGTACGGTTCATGGACATTCGGTAATCCAAACCTGAATTACCGTCCTGTCGTCGGCGACCAGACCATCGTCACAAGCATCTATAACCAGATTGCTATTGATGTCTCGAATGTTCCGATTCGGCACGTCAAGACTGACGATAATGGCAACCTCAAGAGCTACTACCGTAGCTACCTTGATGATTGCCTGTCTCTGAGCGCCAACATCGACCAGACCGGTCAGGGTTTCTTCCAGGATTTGGTACTCACGCTCTTTGAAGAGGGCGCTGTAGCTATCGTTCCAGTAGATACCGATGTCAGTCCAGACTTGACTCAGGGCTATGATATCAAGTCTATGCGAGTCGGCACAATCCTGAACTGGTATCCTCGCCACGTTCGAGTCGAGGTCTACAACGACCAGACTGGACAGCGAGAACAGCTGACTCTCGAGAAGGAGTTTGTTGCGGTCGTACAGAATCCTCTGTACAGCGTGATGAATGCTCCGAACTCGACACTGCAACGACTGACGCAGAAGCTCCACCTGTTGGATGCCATCGATAAGCAGTCGGGATCCGGTAAGCTGGACATCATCATTCAGCTTCCGTACGTCGTCAAGACTGAGCTGAAGAAGCAGCAGGCAGAAGCCAGACGCAAGGCTATTGAGGAACAGCTCGCTGGGTCTCAGTACGGTATCGCTTACACGGATGGTGCAGAGCGAATCACCCAGCTGAATCGACCTTCCGAGAACAACCTCATGAGCCAGATTCAATGGCTTACCACACAGCTGTACAACCAGCTCGGTATGACTGAGGATGTCTTCACCGGCAAGGCCGATGCTCGACAGATGCTGAACTACCAGAACCGAACGGTTCGTCCAGTTCTGAAAGCGATCACGGACGCCATCACCAGGACTTTCCTCACCAAGACTGCCCGAACGCAGCGTCAGCGGATCATGGCGATCGAGGATCCGTTCCTCAACGTCCCGCTGGAGGAGATGTCCAAGCTGGTCGACTCCGTCAAGCGCAATGAGATTGGTACCGCCAATGAGCTTCGACCGAAGTTCGGCTGGGCCCAGTCCGAAGACGAGACGGCGAACCAGTTGGTGAACTCCAACATCAATCCGATGGGCGAGGAACAGCCGCCTGGCGAAGAGCCGGTCGACGAAGTCCCTGCATCGGAGGTACCAATTTCCGAACTGATGGAGAGTAGTCAAAATGGCAGTTAAGTGCGATTTCTCTGGCTACGCCACGAAGAACGATGTTCGGTGCTCGGATAACAAGGTCATCCGACACGGGGCATTCGCGGCGTACGATGGGAAGACTGTACCTCTGGTCTGGCAGCACAAGCACGGCGACGTCGAGAACGTCCTCGGGCATGCCGACCTTGAGGTTCGTGAGGACGGCGTCTACGCCTACGCCCACCTCAACAACACCGATCGTGGCCGGACCGCTCGAGAGATGGTCAAGAACGGCGACATCAAGGCGATGAGTATCTACGCCACCCACGTCCGGGCTCGGGGCAATGACGTTGTCCATGGCGAGCTCGTTGAGGTGAGCCTGGTGCTCCGTGGCGCCAACCCCGGCGCCCTCATCGACCAGGTCTCCATCGAGCATGGCGACGACGGTGATGAGATCGAGGCTGTCATCTACACGGATGCACAGCTGGACTTCGTCTCGCACGGTGATGACGTCGAGGACGAGGATGAGGACTTCGAGGCGGAGGAGACGGACGACGTCGAGCACGCTGAGGAGGAGCCGGAGGCCGATGAGGCTGAGGGCGACGAGGACGACCCCACGCTCGGGGAGATCTTCGAGGGAATGACCGAGGAGCAGAAGACGGCGGTCTATGCCATCGTCGGACAGCTCGTCGATTCCGTAGATGAAGAGGCGGAGGAGTCTGAGACTGAAGAGGTCGAGGACACCGCCCATTCCGACACAACTGAGGATACTATGGCTCACAAGAACGTGTTTGAGGGCTCCGCTACCACCGAGGAGCTCCCCGTCCTGACTCACGCCCAGGTCGAGACCATCTTCGAGGACGCTCGCTCCAGCGGCTCCCTGAAGCAGGCCATCCTGGCACACGCTGACGCTTACGGCATCAAGCAGATCGAGACCCTCTTTCCGGAGGCCAAGGATCTGTGGAACCAGCCGGAGTTCATCAAGCGCAAGACCGATTGGGTCAACTCCGTCGTTGGCGCTGCCAAGCACTCGCCCTTCTCCCGCATTCGCACTCGCTTCGCCGACATCACTGCTGACGAGGCCCGTGCCCGGGGTTACATCAAGGGCAATAAGAAGGAAGACGAGGTCTTCACGCTGCTGCAGCGTGTCACCTCGCCGACCACCATCTATAAGAAGCAGAGGTTGGATAGGGATGACATCCTGGACATCACTGACTTCGATGTCGTCTCCTACATCCGTGGCGAGATGAAGATCATGCTTGAGGAGGAGCTCGGTCGGGCCGTCCTCATTGGCGATGGCCGTCAGGCTTCTTCCAAGGACAAGATCAAGGAGGATTGCATCCGCCCGATCTACAAGGAGGACAGCCTCTACGCTCCTCGCGTCATCCTGGCCAAGGATACCACCACCGAGGACGTCCTGGACTCCATCGTCCGCGCCATGGATGACTACGACGGCGCTGGCAACCCCACCTGGTTCGCTGAGCCCCACATGGTCACCGAGATCCTGCTTCTCAAGGACAAGATGGGTCACCGTCTGTTCCGCAGCGTCTCCGAGCTGGCCGACTACGTCGGCGTCTCGAAGATCGTCAAGGTTCCGCTCATGAAGGGCCTGCAGCGCAGCTCCGCCAAGAACGGCACCGTCGATGCCCTCGGTATCATCGTCAACATGTCCGATTACACCATTGGTGCAGACAAGGGTGGGCAGCTCTTCGCTGCCGAGGACTTCGACATTTCATTCAACCAGTACCACTACCTGCTGGAGACCCGCCTCTCCGGTGCGCTGACTCACCCGAAGTCGGCCATCATCGTTGAGCGGAAGACCGAGACTGGTAACGTCGTCGCGGAGCCGTGATAGATGGCCAAATTCTTCGGCGAGATAGGATTTGTAACTCAGGTCCAGACCGAGCCGGGAATTTGGGAAGACAAACCAATCGAGAAGCAGTACTATGGCGATGTGTTTCGTGAAGCACGCCGCTTTGGTGCCAGCGATGAGGTTCTGGGGAGTATCAACCTCAGCAACCAGATCAGCATTATCGCTGACGGGTTCTTAACGGATAACATCCAGAACCTCAAGTACGTACGCTGGATGGGGGGACTTTGGAAAATCTCCTATGTGGAACTGAAGTTCCCCCGTCTGGTTCTCGAGTTGACGGGGGTGTATAATGGGCCGACGGCTAACTCTCCATGAGAAGCTGGTAGAGATCCTCGGGTCGGACAAGGTCTATTACCAACCACTCCCGTCACTGAAGCTCTCGTATCCGTGCATCGTATACGAGCGGCATCCGGGTGATCCGATGTACGCGGACAACATCAAGTATATCAAAGCAAACAGGTTCCAGGTTACTCTGATTGCCCGTCATCCCGAGGACCCGACACGAACGAAGATCGAGGACCTTTTGTTCAGCCGCCATGAGTCTCGACTCGTAGCGGATAACCTCTATCACGACATCTTCGACGTCTACTATTAGGAGTTAACATGGCTGCACTTGTCTGGGACAAGACTGGTGAGCGCCGTATTGAGACTGGTGTCGACCACTGTGCACTCTATGTGTACGACCCGGCCCAGAAGACCTACGGCAAGGGCGTTGCTTGGAACGGTATTACCGCCATCTCCGAGAAGCCCGAGGGCGCTGAGGCTACCGACCTTTACGCCGACAACATTCTGTACCTCTCGATGCTCTCGGCTGAGAAGCTGAAGGCTACCATCGAGGCTTACACCTACCCCGACGAGTTCGAGCAGTGTGACGGTTCCGCCACGCTGACAAAGGGTGTCAAGATTGGTCAGCAGGACCGACTGGCCTTTGGTCTCGTCTACCGCACCAAGATCGGTGACGACGTGGCTGGTCAGGACAAGGGCTACAAGCTCCACATCCTGTACGGCTGCAAGGCCTCTCCTTCTGAGAAGGGCTACAAGACCGTCAACGACTCTCCCGAGGCGATCTCCTTCTCTTGGGAGCTGTCCACCACGCCGGTCAATGTGTCCGGCGCCAAGCCGACCTCGCTGCTGACCATCTCGTCTCTCGACGTCGACGCCGGTAAGCTGAAGACCCTTGAGGCTAAGTTGTTCGGTTCCGACGCTCAGGGTGGAGGCGGGGCTCTCGAGCCTAAGCTTCTTCTGCCTGACGAGATCAAGGCGCACTTCGCAGGCTGATATACCACACCGAGGGCTCAGAGACCTAGACTCCTGGGCCCTCGGTGCCTGCAATGCTTATAGTTTCTATCCCGGATCTCGACGGGTTTGACGAGGAGACAGGTTCGTTTGTCTCCATGCCTGGCGGAATCCTGCACCTGGAGCACAACCTGGTCGCGTTGTCAAAATGGGAGTCAATTACCCATAAGCACCTCATAGGTAACGACAAAGTCACCCCTGAGGAGATGGCCCTCTACATCAAGTGTATGATCACAGATGAAGAGTACGACCCGTCGCTCCTGGATAGGATCCCCCCATCTGAGGTCGATCGTATTAGCGCCTATATGGGCGACACGATGACCGCAACCACCATCCGCGAGACGGGTGGGGAGTCTGGATCTGGAGAGTACACCTCATCCGAGTTGATCTACTACTGGATGATTGCTTGTCAGATCCCATTTGAGTGTGAGACCTGGCACATCAACCGACTACTTACACTCATTCGGGTCTGTAACCAAAAGAACCAGCCCGATAAGAAGATGTCCCAGTCCGAGATTATGGAACGGAACCGGGAACTCAACAGAGCCAGGCGAGCAAAGCTTGGTTCGAAGGGATAACAATGATCAGTCACGAAGACATTCCCGAGGAGGCGCTTGCTCCGCAGGCCCACATCGGAACTGATCCCATGGAGGACAAGGAGATTCACGTCTCCCAGACTACTGAGGTGATGAAGTGAGCGTCGCAGACAACGTACTCGCTCGCGCCGCAGCGAGGATTGGTTACTATGCACCAGACGACCCTCAGCCCGGATCCGAAGCTGGCCGATACTGGGCAGCTCGAACTGGTCAGCAGTGGCTTGCTGGACCGTCCGACTCTGTTTGGTGGTGCATGCTCTTCGTCAGCATGTGTCTGGACGAGTGCGGGCAGATTGACGCTATTGGAGGATTCTCCTTTAACACTGACTACACCGTCAACAAGGTCCGTCAGCACCCTGACGCTTACTTCGTATCGGTTTACGACGCCCGACCGGGCGATGTCGTCATCTACGACTGGGATGGCGGCGGCACGGACCACGTGGGCTTCGTCGAGAAGAACCTTGGCGGAGGCACGCTCCAGACGATTGAGGGGAACACCTCGTCTGGCAGCTATGGCTCTCAGTCTGCTGGGAACGGTGTTTGGCGGCGTGTCCGCAATCAGTCGATCGCTTATGTGATTCGCCCGGCTTATACCGACTCTCCGAGCAACACGGCTCCTGCTGGCCCCGCTGACATCCGCGCTCTACAGCGTGCAGTCCGGGCTACCCCCGACAACGTCGCCGGTCCGAACACTCGGTCTCGCTGCTATGCTCTTGCCGCGGCTTCCGAGTGGGGCGGTAAGACCTTCCCCTTCGGCGTGGCCTTCACGCAGTCCGTGGTCGGCACCGAGCAGGATGGAATCTGGGGTGAGGGCTCTGAGGAGGCGCACGACTCTACTGTCGAGGCCGTTCAGGCAGCCGTCGGCGCTGAGGTCGATGGCGTCTACGGCGCCGAGACAAACACCAAGGTGAACGCCCTGCTCGACAGGGCCGAACAGCCGTAGGAGGCTCAAAATGGCAGCGCCATACTGTACTTTAACGGGAACTATTCCCGGAGGAGAGAATGGTCGGGCTACTGTCCGAATCATTCCTGACGTGAAGGGTGCTACGGCTACCGTCGACGGTGCCGCAGTCTCGATGCGCGAGATCGTGGTTCGGACAGACCAAGCTGGTGCTGTCAATGTCGAGGTGCTGGCTCCGGGCGCTGGAGTAACCCCCTCTGGCGCCTGGACCCACACCATATACATCGATTCCCCCAAGTTCGACATCGTCAAGCACGTTGCTCTGACTCAGGGTGGAACTATTGATGTCATGTCCGCTGACCCTACATCCGAGATCTCCCCGCTTCCATTCGGCGGGGGAGGTGGCGGAGGGGCTGGTTCGCCAGGCCCAATCGGCCCTCGAGGACCCAAGGGCGATGTTGGTCCCGCTGGACCTCCCGGGCCTAAGGGCGATGCTGGGGAGCGAGGACCTGCCGGGCCAGAAGGCCCTCGAGGTCTTCCGGGTCCCCCTGGACCTGCTGGCGGTGGAGCTGGAGGAACCCCTGTTCCTGGACCAGAAGGCCCTAGGGGTCCCGCTGGTCCTCCCGGACCTAAAGGCGACAATGGTCTTCCGGGCCCTACCGGACCTGCTGGTCCCGCTGGGGCAAATGGTCAACCCGGACCCAAGGGCGATAATGGTGAAGTTGGACCCGCTGGTCCTCCGGGACCGCAGGGTCCTCCGGGACCTGCTGGAGAGCGTGGCCCGGCCGGTCAGGATGCGGTTACCCCTCAACTCGACAGGTATCTCACCAAGGACGAGGCCGCTAATACCTACGGAGAGAAGGCCGATGTCGAGGACGCGCTTCGACAGACTAACCCATTTAAGAACGGTGCCCGGTATTACTCTCCGGTGACCTACTACTGGCCTGACTACTACCAGGATGGAAAGCCTGGACAGTTCTCAAAGTGGGCGCAGACTCTGAAGTTCCGGGACAACCTCGGATATGTAATCCTCAACCGAAACAGCGGTGATTGGGAAGCTGATGAACCCGACTTCAAGAAGCAGGGCGAACTGGCTCTCGGTGCTGGTGCGAAGCGACTCCTGTTCTACATCAAGACTCAGTACGGCGCAGCGATCAATCCGGATGCCGAGGAGAACCGAGGTATTCCCAACGCCTCTAAGTTCACCAAGGAGTACATCCTTGAGCAGCTGAAGCGGGCCAAGCAGTGGTATGGTGACCTGGTTCAGGGTGTCTTCCTCGACGAGGTCATCAACGGTTGGGATGCTCGTAAGGATCGGCTTCCGTGGTACAAGGATCTGATTGACACCATCCGTCGTGAGAACGGAGTCGATTTCGTCATCGCTATCAATACCGGATCTAACATATCTCAGGAAGTTTGTGATCTGGACTTTGACGTTTGCATGATGTTCGAGGGTACGGCTGAGAAGTTCCTCGAGAACAACCCAACCTCTCCGATTCTTCCGGACCACATGAAGGCCTATCCATCCACTCGGTGGTGGGCGGTAGTCCATTCGGTTAAGTCTACGAACTACCAGCAGGTGTTCGATAAGGCCGACGACCTCGCAATCGGCCATCTCTATGTCACCGATGGCTTCCTTGTCGAGGATCCTCAAAATGGTGGCCAGTGGCACCCAGTCGGCAACCCGTACGAGAACCCTCCGGGCAATGAGATCCGCGAGCTGATTATTCCGTGGCTCAAGGGGTACCTGAAGCTCAAGCTGAAGGTCGACAATCTCAAGATTCCAGAGGTCCCGAAGATGATTGTCCTAGGACCTGATGATCCGGTGCCTGCTGGGACTCCGTCCGGGACGGTGATTGTTAGGCGGGCCAAGTAATGGCCAGCGTCTTCCCAGTAATTGGTGCCTGGTGGGGCGGAAACGGCGCTCGAGTTGGAGATGGACGCCTGATCCGAAAGGGATCCAGCTCCACCCCATTTGAGTCATCTGCCTATACCGTTGGCGATCGTAAGTGGACTGTTGAGATAACGTATACAGCGGATAGAGATACCCAGCTCGCCATGAGAGTGAACTGGTTCCAGGCAGGTAAGCAGAAGACCGATAAACAGGACTTCATTACTACCTGGAATATCCGGGGCGGTACTAATGCAGCGATCAAGTTCGACTTCGAACTTCCGAACAACGCTTATCCAATGTGGACTCCGTCCATTGCGGTTCCGGGTACGGCTCAAGACATCACTATCCACAACTTAAATATCTATGAGACGCCTAAGCCAGGATTACATGTTCATGTAGCTACTGGTAGTGGATCGGAGGCCAATGGTTTCGGCACTGCTTCACTACGAAGTACCGGTGCTGAGATCGGCGACCTTATAGTTGTATTCTATGCTTCACAGTTTGGAGACACCAAAGCCAGACCTCCTGCTGGCTGGGATTTCCAATACAACCGTGACGCCGGTGGGCGATCTGGGTATGTAGCTGTAAAACGGGCTACAAAAGCTGATCTTGATGGTGACTTCAAGTTCAATAGTGATGTCGCCACCAATGCTAGAGAGAACTTTGTCTTATTCTCGATCGGCGGGGCATCCAAGTATAAGATACATACCTGGCAACCAGGTATTCCCACTCTCGATAAGACCAAGAAAAATCTAGTAGCGGTACAATATCACGCACCATCTTCTCGAGATGAACCAGTATGGTATCCCCCAGGCACCGACCCAATCGCTAGAGGCGGTAAGCGTAACCGAGGATCCTCATGGTCGATGACCATCGGGGCACTGGCTTCTTCAGTTAAGGACTCGTATGGCGCTAAGGCTTACGCCTGGGTAGAACTTGAGGAAGAGAATCCAGAACCTCCAGCCGTAGTCGTACCTGGCATAGAGATTACCGATTCTGGAAATTCCAATCCGGTATTCGTATATTGGAATGGGGAACTGCAGCCGTCTACCATGCGTGCCGTACCAAGAGGATATTCCGATATACACACCATGATGGACACTCGCGGCTTCCTGATCGCCCACAGAGGAGGATCAGTCAGCTGGCCTGAGGCCTCGATCCGGGCATATACAAACGCGGTTATGTTCGGAGCAGGGGCTTTGGAGGTCTCATGTCAGAAGACGAAGGATGGAGTCTGGTTCCTGAACCACGATCGCACCCTCCAGCGTGTGGATAAGACGGCTCCAGATACCCCCGTCACTGAGATGACATGGGCGGAGATCCAGAAGTTCACCACCATTGGCGAGCCATTTATGACTGTCGAGGAGTACTTCGCCGCCTACGGTTCAAGCCATATCACGGTTCTCGACCCAAAGTATTCTGCCGCTGAGTGGCAGGAACTTAAGAAGTTCTTCCCGACGGATGCCCATGGGCGAATCATCTGGAAGTTCTCGATCGATGCCGGATGGCTTGCTAATCAGTGGAAGGCGGATGGTTGGAAGTGCTGGGGATACTCGTATCCAGATCAGGTAACTGATGGCCGGATCAACGAGTGGCACAAGCCATGGGACTACATCGGTATGTCCTTCGATGCCAGCGATGAGGTTTGGAACCGAACTACCGGACTCGGCAAGCCTGTATGGGGGCACATCTGCCCAACCCGAGACGCCTATGACCAGGCTATGGCCAAGGGCGCCATCGGATGTATGGTCTCTGGAGTGGCCAACATCTACTCCGAATCTCTAGTCTAGGAGAATCATGATTACGATCGAGAGCCAGGGAGACTGGAAACTCACCAGGAATTGGTTTGACAGAATGACGAAGTTAGACCTGGCTCTGATCATGAATCAGTTCGGCAAGGAGGGGGTTTCTGCATTAAAGTCAGCGACCCCCTCCAGGTCAGGCGAGACAGCCGCCAGCTGGAACTACGAAGTCACGAGAACCGGCAATAACTGGAAGATCACCTGGACAAACTCACACGTAAACAACGGCGTAAACATCGCCGTCATCTTGCAATATGGTCACTGTACTCGTAATGGCGGGTATGTCGTCGGCCGAGACTACATCAATCCCGCTATCAGGCCCGTATTCGACAAGATAGCGAAGAAGGCCTGGAAGGAGGTCACTAAGTAGTGGCAACTATTGACGAGCGGGTAGTCTCGCTCAAGATGAATAACAAGCAATTCCTGTCCGCAATCAAGGAATCCGCGTCCGGCATGGACAAACTCAAGGAATCCTTGAAGCTTCAAGGTGCCGCTGACGGCCTATCTCGAGTCGGAGAGATTGCTAAGAACACCACACTCGGTGACCTGGCGACGAAGGCTCTCGACATCGGCAAGAACATGACAGTCATGCAGGGGCTTGCCGTCACCGCATTCGGTGGAATTGGTGTCGCGGCTCTTAATGCTGGTCGAAGCATTGTCTCTGGTTTCATCGGAACCATTAAAGACGGCTTTAATGAGTATGAGCTCAAAATGAGAGCAATTCAGACCATTATGGCCAATACAGTCGAGAAGGGGACTACCCTCGGCGAAGTTAAGACCTCCCTGGCCGAGCTGAACACCTATGCCGATAAGACGGTATACAGTTTCAGCGACATGACTCACGCCATTGGTCTGTTCACCGCGGCTGGTGTCGATCTTCAGACATCCGTGGCATCAATTAAGGGTCTGTCTAACCTCGCAGCGGCCTCAGGTTCAACTGCCCAGCAGACAGCCACGGCATACACTCAGCTTTCTCAGGCTATCGCGGCTGGCGCAGTCCACCTTCAGGACTGGAACTCGCTAGTCCAGGCAGGTATGGGTGGTGAGTCATTCAGGAATGCCCTTATTGAGACCTCCCGAATGATGGGTACTGGTTACGATGAGGCTATTGCTAAGGACGGCAACTTCCGAGAGTCTCTCAAGGAAGACTGGCTTACTGCTCAGGTCATGACGACCACCCTTACCGCCTTGACGAACGACCTCTCTGAGGCGCAGCTTGTCGAGATGGGGTACTCTGAGGAACAGGCGCACAAACTTAAGCAGTTTGCTCAGGGTGCCTTCGACGCAGCAACCAAGATCCGAACGTTTAGTCAGCTAGTCGACACCACCAAGGAAGCTATCGGCTCTGGGTGGGCAGAGACATTCGAAATTCTATTCGGTGACTTTGAAGAGGCATCGGTTCTATTCACGTCTATTGGCGACTGGCTCGGTGGCGTTATTAAGGCCAGCGCTGACGCGCGAAACGGATTCCTCCAGATGTGGAAAGATCTTGGAGGACGCGCATCCCTTGTTCAGGGTCTTGCCAATATCTTCTGGGCCATCGTCAAAGTTCTCGGACAGATCGGAACCGCCTTCCGACGAGTATTCATGAACGCTAGTGCCGAAGGTCTTGTTCGCATCACCAAGGCGTTTGAGAACTTCACGTCTAAGCTCATCATCACGAACAACTTTGCCGAGAAGCTTGAGTGGACGTTCACAGGGGTCTTCTCGATCTTCCATATCTTCGCCACCATCCTCGGCGAGGTAGCTCAAGTCATCTTCACGGTCGCCTCACACATTATCAGCGCACTATTCCCAGCGTTCACAGGTATCAATTCTGGCGTATTCCAGATTACGAAGGTAATTGGCAAGGCGATCTACTGGTTCGATCAGTGGTTCACCAAGTTGGACCTCGGTGGAAAGCTACTGAAGCTGCTTCTTCCACCGATTGACCTAGTCGGTAAGGCTATTAAGTGGGTCGTGGATAAGATCCATGACTTTATTATGTGGCTCGACTTCGGTGGAAAGGTCACTAGCGCTGCCAACGGACTGAAGAGTCTAGCGTCGAAGTTCGGGCTCATCAAGGATGCTCTAAAGAACTCGGTTGTCGGCCAGCAGTTCTCCGCAGCTATGGACTCTATCCACAGCGGAATCGACAAGGCCAAGAATAAGCTTCACGAGTTTGGTCAGACTGTCGGCGACAAGCTGAAGGCGAAACTCACCTCTGGAAAGTCAGCTCTGTCTGACTATTTCAAGGGCTTCGACCTGAGTAACATGACCACTTCTGAGGCGATTGTCTCGAAGCTCGGATCTAAGTTCGATGAACTCGGTAACAAGCTCAGGATTTCCGAGAAGGTTCAGTGGCTCAAGGAGAAACTTGTTGAGCTGAAGGATGCGCTTGTCGATACATGGAATACTATTCAAAATAGTAGTGTTTGGGACCACCTTGGCAAGTCCTTCTCCGACATCGGCGGTAAGGTTAAGGAAGTAGCGGTCTCATTCCGCGACTGGGTTAACGGTCACGGTGAGGTCAAGGCCAAGGCTAAGGAAGCTGCGGGAGCAGTTTCAGAGGTTGGGTCTGCCGCAGCCCAGGCTGCTAAGGAGACAGGTCAGGCCGCTAAGGAGAACTTCCTCAAGAAGTGGTTTGAGGACATTAAGCAGGTCGCTCAAGCCGTACACCTTCCGGAACTCTTCGACACTATCAAGCAGAAGTTCGTCGAGTTCAAGGACTTTGTTGTTAACACCTTCGCCCCCAAGGTGAAGGAGGGCGCAAAGAACGCATTCGGCTCTATCGGTACCGCGATGAGTCAAGCGAACTCCAACCTCAAGTCTTATGACATGGGCAAGATCCTTGTCGGGGCCATTGGCGGAGGAGTGCTTATCGCCTTTACTCGATGGATCAACTCCTTTAAGGAGAACTTTGACAAGATCGGAAATGTTGCTGACAAGCTCGGTAACGTCTTCGATAAGCTCGGCGGAGTCCTCGAGGCATTCGAGCAGAAGGTTAAGGCTAAGGCTCTCCTAACGATCGCTATTGCCCTCGGAGTTCTTGCGGGTGCGCTGATCCTGATGTCTCTGGTCCCTGCGCCAAAGCTACTAGTCACTCTTGCGGTCTTGAAGTTCCTATTCAAGATGATGGATGACATGCTTGAGTCCATGACTAAGATGGTGGCCTTCAAGAATGACAGCGTTCGTATTGTGGCTATGCTCATCGCTATGGGCGCAGCCATGATCTTGATGGCGACAGCTGTCAGAATTCTTGCCGGAATGGACCTCAAGGGCGCCGTGGTCGGTCTTGCTGCTATGAAGATCCTGATGATGACCATGCAGGAGTTCATGACCAAGATGGCTGCCACCAAGGGGGTCGAGAAGGGCGCTGGAATTCTTCTTGCTCTTGCTGCATCCTGTGTTATTCTGTCTCTAGCAGTATACACGCTTGGATCCATGGATACCGGTAAGGCTATCCAGGGGGTCGTAACCCTCGCTGCGGTTGTGGCGATTCTGTCTGGGTTCATGATGGTCGTTAGTAAGGATCCCTTCATGGGTAAGGGCGCTGCAATTCTTCTATCGCTGGCTGTCTCCTGTAACATCCTTGTGGCGGCTATCTGGATGCTTGGTACGATGGACACTGGCAAGCTTCTCCAGGGCGTCATTGCTTTGGGTGTCATTATTGCGGAGCTATCCGTAGCAATGGCAATTGCAGGCAGAGCTAATGCCCGCGGAGCGGCTGCAATCATCGCTATGTCTGCAGCGGTTATTGTCTTAACCGGTGCGGTAGCCATTCTCGGCAACATGGATATCATGACGCTAGCTAAGGGACTTATAGCTCTCGCGGCTGGTCTCGCTATTCTGGCGATCTCGATGGCAGCAGCAGACACATTCAAGACTGGAGCCATTGGGCTCGGAATTGCGTCTATCGCATTCCTGGCTCTGGCCTCGGCCATGAAGACTCTATCGACGATCACCTGGACCCAGCTGGCTATTGGGCTTATCGCCCTTGCTGGCGGTATGCTGATCCTGGTTGCCGCGGCAGCTGGGGCGCAGTACTTCGCTGTCGGTATGATTATCCTTACCGCAGCACTACTTGCATTAGGCCTGGCCCTACTTCCGATCTCGATCGGTATGGCGGCCTTTGCGGCAGTGCTGGGTATCTGTGCTACTACAGGTGCAGCAGCGTTCCTGGTCCTGACCGAGGGACTCAAGCAGCTGGCGGCGATTCTACCCCAGGTAGCTATTGATGTGGCAAATGCCATTGCTAACTTCATCATCACACTGGGGGCTAAGGCTCCCGAACTTGCTGTGGCTATGGCGCAGCTACTTGGGGCAATCATCTATGCGATCAATGCCAACATTCCAGGTATTGTAGCAATGCTGTTTATCCTGATTCAGGCGATGCTCACCGAGCTGGCTAACCATGCCTACGAGTTCGGAGAGAAAGGTGCTACCATCCTGGCAAACTTCCTGAATGGAATTGCTGACAACATCGGCAAGGTCATTGACGCTGCCACCAACGTCATCCTCAACTTCCTTGATGGAATTGCTAGGAATGGTCCGAAGATCATTGACAAGGGTATGTGGACGGTCCTCAAGCTTCTTGAAGGTGTTCGCGATGCTATTAACAAGTACGCTCCTCGTTTCAACAAGGTTGGTCGAGAGATTGCTTGGGCTATTGTCGACGGTATGACCAACGGTCTTGCATCCAAGGCCTGGAGCTTCGGTGAGTCTATGCTGAACGTAGCCAAGAAGGGCTACAACAAGGTCAAGAGCTACTTCAAGATCCACTCTCCTTCTCGACTGATGATGGAGCTCGGTGGATACGTCGGTGAGGGTCTTGCTATCGGTATCGAGGATACTGGCGATCGTGTAGCCGAGGCGGGAGACACCATGGCTAGCGCAGCTTACGATGCTATGACTAAGGCTCTTGATGGAGTCAACGAACTCGTCGAGGATGACCCATCCTTCAAGCCAGAAATCAAGCCCATTCTGGATCTCACTGAGATGCAGAAGCAGGCTAAGGGAATCAACAACTTCCTTCCCGCCATCGGAGTCACGGCACAGGCTGCTAATGCTGCCCGACCCGCTGCTCCGATCGCAGTTGACAATTCGGACAAGAATAGTCAAAATGGTGTTACAAACATCACCTTCAACCAGACCAACAACTCGCCTGAGGCGCTGGATGCGGCTACTATCTACCGCAACACCAACACTCAGCTTGCAATGGCAAAGGACAAGTTGACACTATGATCTCAGAGATCTCGTCCACGACAAAGTCGGGGGATCGTCTAACCATCGACATCACGAACCCCTACGAGTCGGGGGTCGCGGTCAAGGAGATTACTGGTCTGGGGCCAGTAAAGGCGGACATCAGCACTGATGGGTTCGCCCTGCTGGACGGAGCGTTCCTTAAGGGGATCAGGGTTGGTACTCGTACTGTGGTACTGACTCTGATCCCCTGGGGGACCGACATTCAGGAACTCCGACTCAAGTGCTACTCTTACTTCGGAGTCGGGGAGACCATTACTCTTGGTGTGACAACCGACTGGCTTAACGTGCACTCCGACTTCATTGTCGAGTCCGTCGAACCGAACATCTTCTCTGAGCGGCAGGAGATCCAGGTCTCCCTTCTTGGGTTGGACCCGTATTGGAAGTCCTCCGCTACTCAGATTCAGAAAGTTGTGGGCTTCAACGACAACACGCCCACCTTCGAGTTCCCGTTCTTCTCACAGGACAACCACAAGCTCAAGTTCGGTGACATGACCAACTCCTCGGGTAAGGATATCCGATACCTTGGTGACTACCCGGCTGGTGTTACTATTACTGTTGAGTTCCTCGGTACGGTCAGTAACCTTATCCTGAGTAATACGACTTTCAACGAGACAATGTCTATCTCTCGAGCTGGAAACTTCTATGCTGGAGAGAGTATTGTCGTTGACACTCGTCCTGGTAAGAAGTCGATCACTCACCAGGCTCGAGGAAGGAAGTCCTACATCACTGGTGTTCTGGCCCCAGGGAGTACCTGGATTCAGATGCACCCAGGAATCAACACGATCGCCCTTCAGTATGCTGGAGGCGTTGATGACGTTAACGTCTCTATGGAATACGATACACTTTATAGGGGGATCTAATGCAGCTGTTCTTCGCGTTCCTTCATAACTACAACTCGTGGATTGAGGTTCCGAATAACTTCTACTCCCTCAACTGGACCGAGCGGGCATATGACTACGGCCAGTTCGAGCTTCAGCTCTACTCGGATCAACCTGGGTATGAGTACAGTCTTGGGAATCTGTTTATTCGAGATGATACCTCGACCGCCATGGTAATCGAGACGGCCACGGTTAAGCAGGAGGATGACGGTGTCTACCTCCACAAGTATACCGGGCGCTCTCTCGAGTCGATGTTTGAGTGGAGAGTCCTACCTCACAGGCAGTGGATTGAGCCCGACAAGAATGGCCAGTTCGATGCTCAGATGACTGCTGAAAACTTGGCCCACGCGCATCTTGGGAAGGATGCAGAAGCTGCTCGTAGGATCGATAACTTCAACTTCCACCGGGAAACTCGAGTGTCTCAGATGGCCTACGTCAACGACACTGGGCAGAAGATCCAGGATGGTAAGTGGATCATCTACGACCGAGCACCCATTGCTGAGATGTTCAAGAACGTCTTGTCGGCGTGTAAGCCGAATGGATATTCTCTCTTCTACAAGATCAAACTCGAGAACCAGGGTATTCACTGTTACGTAACTGCCCCGCATCTCATCAATACGATCACACTCGCTCAGGAGAATGACAACTTCTCAGACTTCGAGTCAGTGGACTCCATTGTCGATAAGAAGAGTACGATCTATGAGGTCTGGGACTCCGGCGATGTGGATCTGAAGTGGATTGCCGACGGTAGTACGCACACTCGGGCACACACGCTGCGATCCGAGAACCCAATCACTCGACGAGAAGTCTTGTGGGATAATACTCAGGTCCACAAGCCCTACTCGATCAAGGACTGGAAAGCGCTCACTGATCTTCAGCGAAAGCATATCACATCTCTGAGTGAGGTGTGGTATCCCTTCTGGGTTCTGGACGCCATGTTCCCGAAGTATACCCCGCTCAAGATGATCTCGGGCAAGATCAATAGCTTCTCCAACGTCGAGTACCGTACTGGGTTCGATGTCGGAGATATCTTCTACTACGTCCCCTCGGGCAGCAACGCAGAGCCAATTGAGTGCCAGCTGACTGAGATGACTGAGTCTTGGTCCAGTAGTGGGTTCTCTCGGGTTCCCACTATCTCAATGTCGTCTCGTACCAAGTGGAATGGTGACGGCTTCCGTATTGACTTCACTCGCGGTGGCCCCGGAGAGGTCATTGCTCCTCGAGAAAGGGATTAATGCATGGCCATTTCTAGTGGTTTCTATAACTCGGTAAATGGTGACCGGACATACGATGCGGACCAGTTCGGATCGCTCTTCGACGGCATCATCGCACCGGGCGTCTTCCCGAACGTGGGAGACAAGTTCCGAGTCCGCCCCACTAACAACGGTATGTCGGTGTATGTCGGTGCAGGTAAGGCCTGGCTGAACAACCGATGGGTTGAGAACTCTGGCGATGAGACGATCGCGATCACTGGTTCTCACGCAACGCTTGACCGAATCGATCTCGTGTGCATCGAGGTTGACCGATCCAAGGCGGTCCGTGGCGCCAAGATTAAGGTGGTCCAGGGTACCCCTGCGGTTACACCTCTGATCCCGAATGTTGGGGATAGCGGTGACCGCCAGACCTTCGCTCTGGCTCAGATCAAGGTTATTAAGAACTCTCGGCAGATCGTTGCCGAGAATATTATTAACCTCGTTGGTAGTGCTCGCACCCCTTATGTTCGCGGACCCCTTGAGACAATCAACTTGGATTCCCTCCAGGCTAAGCTCCAGGGTGAGTTCAATACATGGTTTGACTCGGTTCGAGACGCTCTAGCTAACGCTGGGGGTAACACCTCGACTGACGTTGCCAACCTCAAGGTGAGCGACAAGAACCAGAACGAGCGGCTCCAGGCCGTAGAGGGTCGAATCGCTGGAACCGAGCTCAAGATTACGAACATTGAGGGGCGGTTCAGCAATTCCGGGTCTGTCTATGGGATGCTCAATGACTCGAATGTCGGCGTCCACAACTCGATCTACCGAGGCGCTTCTCTGGGTAGCTCGGTGACTCCCTACCTCCAGGCGATTCGAAGCGGATCATTCTCAGGGCTGTACCTTGGTGACTACTGGACCTACTCTGGTGTTACCTGGCGAATCGTAGCGTTTAACTACTTCATGAATATCGGTGAGCCGCCATTCCGCCAGAACCACATCATTGTGGTCCCTGACCGGTCCCTGTTCCGAGACGCATGGTCCACCACGATCCCGGATCAGCGCTCGTATGTGGACTCAACCCTCAACCAGTCCACTATGACTCAGGCCAGTCGTATGGCTGAGTCTCTGTTCGGACGGTCTAACATGGTCGGCGTCTGGACTCGAGTCGCTACTGGGTACGATGGTAACGGCGCAGTCAGGGATTGGCGCTGGTATAACCCGCACATCAATATCATGGACGAGGCCATGCTCTGGGGAACGTCGATCTTCAACGATCCCCTCGCCAAGGGTATGCACCACAACCAGTTCCCTGCCTTCAGGCTCAACCCCGCCCTTGTTAACATTGAGGAGGAGTACTGGCTTCGTGAACGAGCTTCAGCACAGACTGCAGTCTACATGAAGTCTACTGGTCAGTTCTCCCACGCCCCGATTAACTACTCACTCGGGGTACGTCCCTATCTAGCGATCGGTTAACATGCAGCACTTCGGATTCAACCCCCTGACCGACATCGTCCTTGCGATATTCTTGTCGGTTCTGGGATCTTCCGGGATGTGGGCTTGGATCATGAAGCGCAGTGAGCGGAAGTCCGCCACGTCAAGGCTTCTGCTCGGAATGGCTCATGACCGGATTGTATATGTCGGGAAGACTTATCTTCATCGAGGATTTCTCACCCTCGACGAGTATGAGGACTTCATGAAGTATCTCGTAGAACCCTATTCCGAGTTCGGGGGGAATGGGCTCGCGGAAAAGATAGTGAATGAGGTAAAGAATCTTCCCGTAGTCCCCACCCCTAGACCCCCGGCAAAGAGGAAAACCAATGGCTAAGCACCTTCAGGAGAGCAAGTTGAACAACAAGTCCTACGACGTCCTCAAGTGGGTTGCGCTGGTCGCCCTTCCGGCTACCTCCGCGCTCTATCTCACGCTGGCGGCTCTGTGGCACCTGCCTCACCCGACTGAGGTCGCTGGGACGATCGCTGCGATTGACACCTTCCTTGGTGTGCTTCTCGGCGTGAGCTCCAACAAGTACCAGGGTACCCAGCCCTCGGGCGCCCTCCACGTATCTGAGGACCAGGGGATCCACGCCACCTTCGACCAGGGCGTTGCCGAGATGCTCCGGAATGGCAAGGTGACGCTGGACGTCAAGCAGGTCTAAGCGAGAAAAACCTGCGGTATAATGAACCCCTAGAAAGGAGCCCATCCATGAAGAACCCTGACCCCATTCAGCAGACGATTGAAGCTGCTCTGAAGGAGGCCGAGCTTCACGATCCTGCTAGTGAGGACTACACCACAATTGCTCGAAATGTCGAGACTCTTGCAAAAGCCAAAGCCCTTGGCGAGAGCAAGAAGCTCAGCAAAGACGCAATTCTCGGTGCAGCTACCTCTCTGGCCGGTATCGTAGCCGTCCTCCAGTACGAGCGACTTGCAGTCGTCAGCTCGAAGGCGTTCGGTTTGATCATGAAGGTTAAACCCTTCTGAGATTCGCCTGGCCCCCTGTGCTATACGCATGGGGGGCTGGGCTTATCTTTTTTTTTCGCGTAGAAAACGGGCTCTATATTGAAACCCGTCATAGAAAGGACACTCTCATGAACCTCTCTCCCGCCGCTGCACAGGCCGCCCTCGACTACGCCGAGGAGCTTGCTGCTACTGGACTGAGCTCTGAGCAGTACGACCACTACTACCTCTGACACAGTTCTAGATCCCGCCATGGGATCTAGGCTTATCTTTTTTTGCTTAATCACACCAGTCACAGGAGTCGCAGAATTAACACATGGTATATTGAAGACCCTTAGAAAGGAACCACAATGACCACCCTCCTCGCTCTTGTCATCGCCCCCTTCGTCGTCATCGGCACCCTGCTGATTGTCGCCGAGATGGTTGGCAAGAAGAAGACCTGGAACTTCTGATCCTACCACCTTCCAGCCAAAGATCCCGCCATGGGATCTAGGCTTATTTTTTTTTT